GCCAGCGCGAGATTCATTTGCTGGTTCGACTCGGCCATTGCGGCTTTTGTCTTCTCGATGCCGATAGCAACTTTCAGCAGCGCAATCGCACCCGCTTCGTGCTCTTTAGACAGCTTAAGCGTGCCGTTTGCTAGGTCGGCCTCAACTTTTATCAGTAGCTTTTCGCTGGATGTCAGACTTTCGGTCTGCTGCCCGCTTGCGGTCGCAATGGCAATATGTTCGGCGATGTTGGCCGTCAGCTTTGCATATGCCTGGGCTTCTTTGTCGATAGCTTCTTTTGCCGCCTTCGATTTCGAGTCGTCAAAATTTACTTGGTTTTTTGCCTCTTCAGCGGCTTTGCTGGTCGTCATGCGCAAAATCTGCGCCTCAATCATCGTGCTACGAATTTTTTCGCCGATAAGCTGTTGGTTCCAGATGCTGGAAACATCGACGGCGGCTTTACTGGCAATCCTCCCGACGTCTTCCGCGCCAGTTTTCAGCGCGTCAAAAGCGCCGCCAATATCGCCTTTTTTTAGCGCGGTAAATGCTGAATACATTGCCGCAAACCATGTTGAGACGCCAGCCGCTGCGCTTTCCATGGCGGTCGATATGAGCGGGAAAAGACTGATCAATCCCTGCCCAACATCAAGCAAATAAGTCATGGCGACGACGCTGTTTCTTGCCCAGTTCTCGAGCGTCCCGTCATCCGAAAGTTTTTTGATCGTGTCGCGCAGGCCGCCAGACCCGTTCATGGCCTTTAGCCATGCGTCGGAAAGATCACTAAGGACCGGAAGAATGCCCATTGCGACGGATTTTTTCCAAGCTTCTCCGCTGCCTTTAATGCGTACCAGATTGTCGTTGAGGTTGTCGGCCATTTCGGCCTGATCAGCCGTAACCTTTGCATTAAGCTCACCGATGGTCGCCATATCTTTCAGCAACGGGATGAGCTTCGCGCCCTCCTTGCCCATGATGGCCATCATTGCCGCCGACTTGCCGCCACCGTCTGCGAATATTGCCTGCGCTTTCGCCAGCGCCATCATCTGTTCGTCTGGTCGAAGCAGTTTGAACGCTTCGACATTGATGCCGAGCGCCTTTAGCGCGGTCGATGTCCCTTTGCTTTCCTCGCTGGCCACTGCGAGATTTTTTGACATCTTGCCCATTGCGTTCGCAATGGACTCAAGGCTCGTATCCGATAGTTTGCCTACTGATTTCAGCGCGGAAAGCGCCTCAACGGTCGCCCCAGTCTGCGCCGCCAGATCCTTGAGTTTGTCTGCTGCGGCAATTGACTCGCGAATCATTCCAACGAAAGCGCCGACACTTGCAACGCCGGCCAGCGCGACAAGCGCCACTTTTGCGAAGCCAATAGCCCTCTCCATGCCAGCCATGGCGTCGCTGACCGTACGCTTTGCCGCATCCATATCGGCCTGCAGCCTCGCGACGTTCGCCATTAGCTGGATTTCGAGTGATCCGGCGATCATCGGTTAAAGCTCCCGCAGTTCGTACATCGATGCCTTTAAGCTTGCGGCTACGCGATCTGGCTCGCGCCTTGCGTAGGGCGCATCCACCCAGGGTGACGGGCGCCCTCGTTCCGACGCCTTGCGCGACTCGACGAGGTATTCAAGCGACATTCGTTTCATCGTGCGCGCCTCCCAGGCGTTGAGAGAAATTCCGGAATTTCTTTGCCAGCTTTCAATTTCGCCATGCGTCAGTGGCCCGTCACCCATTCCGGCGGCCATCGTCGGCCCGATCTCGAAAAGCCATCCGACGAGGTAAAGCGCCTCGCACGGCGGCATTTCAAGCTCTTCGAAGCCATCTTGATTCAGGGCTTCACGCCGGCTTTTCTCCGGCGTTTTGCTTTTGTCACTGTCCAGCTTTTCCGGCGCCGCATTCAGCCAGGCACATTGCCGGACGTATAGGCTCAGCTCGTCGCCGAGCCTTTTGAAAAATTTGCGTCGTCTTCGAGAAACTTGACGACTTGCTTGCGGATGTAGGCCAGACGGTTATTCGAATACAGCGCCAAAGCGCCGCCGTCGACGGGGAAGTTTTCGATGTGCGCCGTGCAGGCAGCCAGCTTTTCTGCGAGCTCGGTCGCGCTGATTTCTGATGCGTTTTTCGTCGGTTTTCCGCGGAATGCGGCCTGCATTCTGGCAGTCGCGGCATTGACAGCTCGGTGTTCTGCTTTTGCAAATTGCGCGGAGCCGGTGCCGTAAAGGGTGATGCGGACGGGCTGGCCATCAACCAGCAGGTCGTCATCGCCCTTGGCGTTTTGCACGGTCAAAACGGCGGTGTCTTGAAGTTCGAATTGCGTGACATCAAAATTCATGTTTGCTTCCTTCGCGGATTGCTAAAAATGCCCGTGCCGAAACGCGCCTACCCGCGAAGGTAGTACGCGCTCCGGTCGGTGCTGGTTGTGGGCATGGCCCGTTAAACTGCGGCGACAATCACCGGCGCGCGGCAGATTTCCAGCGTGCAGGCGATGGTGCGGGTGTTGTCGACAGTGCCGTCCGTGTATTCGTACTTTGCAACCAGCACATCGAGATAATGGATTTCACCGTCGGCATAGGTAATCTTGACGCTGTAATGCGCGTTCGATTCTGACGCCGCTTTCATAATGACTTGGCCAGCATCCCCGGCGATGTTGCCAATTTTCATCGTCTTGGCGCCGTAGTCTTTGCTTCCCTTGACCTTGGCGACGACAGCCGTATCGATTGGGGTGAATTTCGAGATATTGGCGGTGACGCCGTGGGCGCCGTGGTCTTCAATCTGGCCAACGGCGGTATAGGCCATGCCGGTGGCACCGTAGCCGGCGGCGTCGTACGTCGCTGGCAAAGAAGCGCTGATTGAAAGGGTTGTGCCTGCGTTGGTTACAACAGTGGTGTGTGCGGTCATTTTCGATCTCCTGCGCCTCGCGGCGTTAAGGTTTGCAACAGTGAATAAAGTGTATTACTTCCCCATTTTTTTCATCGATTAAATCTGATAAAAAAATCCTGCGATTGCTCGTAGATTTCGGCACCCTGGTCGTAAATATCCGGCCCCTCGGAGTCAAGAAGGATGCTGTCACAGTCAAAACTATTCACGACGCCGCGCGATAGCGGCAAAGACCCGCGAACAAGGTTGAGAAGCAACTTCTGCTGCGGGTAGGTCTTGGCCGCAACCGTTATCTGCACGCGCTCTGTGACAAGTCGGCTCGTGTCAGACATTGACACGGTGGCGCGCTGGGTGCCGCTGATTTGCGTGATGCCGATGGCTGGCAGCTCGGTATTGAGCGGGATTGTGCCTGCGAATATTTTTGACGCCGACACCACGGCAGTCAGCGTAAGGTTATTCGCCAGCAGGTAGCGGGCAATTGCTACGCCGCTCATAATCCGCCCTTGATTTCAATGTCGGCGGTATCTATGCCCTCTTTGGATGCCAGCCGCTTTTTAATGTACTCGCCCGTAGCTATGAGCGCATCTTGTGCACGGTTATCAAGGGCTGGTCTGAGAAAAGGGCGCGGCTTGAACCCCGGATGATCGACCCCGGAGAACACCTTGCCGCCAAACGAAAGCGGCCCTTTGATGTGGTGCGCCTTCGCCCCGGTATATTCGAGCCAGTAGGCGATATACCCGTGTTTCCCAGTGGCCTTTAGGCTGGATATGACTTTCCCGCCCTTGACCCGCGCTGATATTTTCAAGCCTTTGCGAAGCACGCCGGATTTCGCTGGCACGTTTGCTTTTGCGTCCTGCATAATCGGCCGCATGCCAGCGCGCAGCGCACCGCGCAGAATGTTTCTTTCAAACTTCGCCGGGAGCGTATCGAGTAGTTTTTGCAGATCGGCAAGACCGGTTACGCGAACTTCGATCATGATGAAAAGCGCTCGCAAAAAAGCTCGGTACCCTCTTTGATTCCAAGCTCTGCCGGGCCGGCGACAATCTGATAAATGACCAGCCCCGGTCGGTTGATCACCAGCCGCATGCTCCCATCAACATCGTTTCGATATCGCATCCGCACACGGACCCGCCCTACAGCTACCGTTACACCGTTTTTTACCGATTCCAGCGACTTGCTGGGCAGCTCATCCTGAACGTGACACCACACAACGGCGTGACATACCCATTCGACTATTTCGGTCCCATAAACCGGGTGTTGCGTGACGCTTCTTCGGTCAATCCGGCACCGGGTATTGAGGTTTCCGATGTTCATTTACGCGTTTTCTTTTTTCCGACAGGCGGCGCGCCGACTTCTTCGGCGCAGACTGATTCCGCCTTCGTCAGCGGCGCATCGCGCCTGTCGTTGTTCGACACCACGTCGGCATGCTCAACGACAACACTTTGCGCCGTTAGCTCGGCAATAAGCGCGGCAAGACCTTGAGTGGCGCCTGGGTATGGCACACCATTAAAAATCGTCTCTTCTGATGGGTACCCATCAAAATGCCCGTTGGTTTCCTGATCAAAGCCGGCGATGACGATTCGCGCTGCGCCAGCGGCGGCAGCCAGCCTGATTGCCGTCAGCCCGCTATTGCGCACCTCAATTACATGGCCGGCATCAATTGTGATGCGTTCGTAACTCGGTCCGATGTAAAGTGCATCAAGATCGTCGTCGGCGACCCCTGTTACACGCAGGCCGGCGAATGATCGGAACGATTCCGGCCAATTGCCGTCAAGCGCAACCAACATGTCAGCATCAGGCGCAAGCACGCAAGCGTGATTGACGACAATGCGCGGGAAGTCGCGCAGCGTTTCGTCGCCTAGTGCCTGCGGCGCACTAGGGCCACCCCCGACAACCAAGACGGTGCGGCCAGACCACATTTTTTCGACTACATAAGGCGTTGTCATTGCGCAATCCTCCCGGTGACTCGCTCGGAGTCGAGCAGGAAATCCGTAAATTCAGACGGCTTTGCGGCGACGCCTGGGTGAAATTCGGCAATCTTGATGAGCATCCATTGTTTGATGCAGGCCGGTACGGCAGATGCGGCGCCGTAGCCCGCAACGAATCGAACTTTTACGGCGTTCGTCTGCTCCCGCGTCGCGGGCCATACCGTCTCCCATGCTGGCGCGATGCGGGCGGGCTTACTGGTTGAATCGACCATGTATTGATCTGCTGCCAACGTTAGCAAATTGCCGTTCGTATCGGTATAGGTGATGGCGGAGACGGATTGCAACGGAGGCAGCAGAATCATTCCGCAAGGGAACGCATCGAGGTACAAATCGAGCGTTTGCGTGATCAAGGCACGGCGTAGCTCCTGCTCGGCTTGCTGCCTCGCCGTGACGATCAGCGCGGACAGCATCGGGTCGCCGGTTGTGTTCGTGGTCGGTGCCTGCGCGCCAAGCGAGGCGTCAGCAACGTTGAGCGTTGCTGTAGTTGCGGTGTTGTTGCTGATCGTGGCGGCGAGCAGGTAGAGCGCCCCGCCTGCCGTCGTCATGTATATCTTGCGCGCTGTGACCAGTGATCCGCCAATCGGGATGCCGGTCAGGGCGAGCTGCCCATTTACTGCGGCGTCGACAACCGTGACTGCGGCAGATACCCCGCCGGCCTCAGTCTCCCCGTCAGATGTGACAAACGTAGCCAGAACGCGATGCGCGCCAGCCGTGACGTTGCCCGGTGCTGCGGGCGTTGCCAGTGCAGCAGTGATTGCGCTCGGCGCTGGCTCGGCATTGCTGGCGTCAAGGCGTAGATGCGCCATTACCTCCGCAATGGTCAGCGGCTCAGTAGCAGGGGCGGAATAAGTGACGATCATGGCAAATGGGAGCGGCAATTACGCCGCCCCCTATCCCGTTAAACCGGCGGGTTTGCAGCAGGCTGCAGGCGCGGAACAACGATGGCGATGACCGCCAGCAATGCCGCGCCCGTGTTGCCGGTCGGCGTAATCGTCAGCGTCACGTAACGCTTGACGCCCTTGTATCCGATCTTGAAACACTTGTTGTCGTCGGAGAAGATGAAGCTGGCGAGTGCTTCCGTACCGAGCAAATCAGCGTCGGCAACCGCCACTTTTCCTGACATGCCGGAGTCGTCGCTTTCTTCGACCAGAACCGCGAAGGTTGCGTCAGCGTCGGCCAGCGAGCCGGTCGCAATGACAAACGTCAGGCTGGAGTTGCCCTGCATGTCAATGATTTCACTGACGACAGCGGTATCACCGGTCGCGTGGTCGTATGGGCTGATCGCGCGCTTGACGTTGATGCAGTTGAACAGGTCGTTGTTTTCGCAAGACATGATGTTTCCTTTCAGATATTTTCAATTTTCAAAAGTATTTCGCTTGGATACCTCTCGAGTATCTGTCGAGTCACAACCCCCCAAAGGGTCGCCGTGGCGCTTCCAACGGCGATAGTGCGCATTGCACAATCCTTTGCGAATATCGCCCCGGTTCTCGCATCCTTCGACCGAGCACTTGCGGTTATTTCTGGGGGGAAGTCTGTTCATGACGGCTCCGGTTTGCATAAAATGTTCCTTTATTTTACGCTAACCGGATCGAATAATTACGCCGCAAACTTGAGGAATTTTACGGCCTCGAAGTTAGTTGCGCCTCCGCCAGTCCTCTTTGTACTATAGTAGACTATGTAAGGTTTTGCCGTGAAGGGGTCGCGCAGGGTACGGATGCCGATACGATCGACGATTTGATAAGCTTCTTTGAAATCGCCGAGGGCAACGGACAGGGAGTCCGTAGCGAGCGCCGGGACGTACTGGTCAATATTCACCGCGTAGCCAAGCAGGCGATCCGGTGTGCCAACAGACAGGCCCGGTTCCCACAGATACAGGTCACTGGTCGCGCCCTTGAGCTTGCGGATTGCGGTACGCGCTTCACGACGCATCAGCCATTCGGCACGCTGCAGGTACTGATCCTTGAAAGCGCCGATCAGGTCAAACAGCGGATCGGATTTCGTGGTTGTATTGAACGCACCATTCGTGCCGGTCTTGATGTGCTCGAACGTACCCCATGCGCGGGTATCGTCTGACGTTGCCGCCGTGGTGTAGGCGAACAGGCCGCGCGGCTTGCCAACGCCGTTGCCAGTGGTGAAGGCGGTGCCTTCGACTCGGGCGAACTTGTCGGCAACCTTGCCGGCCAGCCAGCCTTCGACATCGGTCGCGGCGTCGTCGATCAGTTTCTGGCTGATCTTCGGCATGGCGTACATTTCATGCGCCTGGATCTCCCACTTGCCGAGCTGCGGCGTGGCGGTGTCGGAACGGGCGCCCATTTCGGAAACCCAGCCGGCGTCGGCTTCGTTGTTGTCGACGATGCCTTCGATCTTGTCGGTGCCGATGGTCTGAACACTGGCAAGGCGGCGCATGGTGCTCTGCTCGTACAGTTTGGAAACCATACGGCCGACTGTCGATTCCGGCAGGAGGTAGCCGCCATCCGGGTCGCTGCCGGCGCTCATGGCCTTGCGCTCGTCGGAGCTGAGTGAGTCAATGGTGATGCCGGAAATTAGCTTGAAGAAGCCGCTTTTGTACTGCTGGTATCCGTCGGCGTCGAGTTCAGCCGGGATGGACTTGCCCTTGCTCTGGAATTCAGCGCGCATCATCAGGTTGAAGCCCTTGACCTCGGCCATCAGGGCATCGTTTGCCTTGTTGCCGTTTGCGCCCGGTGCGGTAGCCTTCGCCATGAAGTCTTCGATCATCTTCTTCGACTCGGACAGCTTGTCCATGTCGTCGGAGATTTTCGACAGCTTGGTTTCGAGGTCGCCAAGCGCTTTTCCGTCAGCCTTGGCCGCGATGATCTCGTTATTGGTGCGCTTGAATTCTTCCCATGCTTGGCCTTGCTTTTCGATCAGGCCTTTGATTTCGAGTACGTCAGACATTTTAGTTTCCTTTGAAAAAATTGGATTTGGTGAGGGCTGCGGTGATTTGCTTCAAGTCGTCGCCGGCATCAGCGCCGGTGGATTTCTTGATGCGAGCAATGAGGGTTTTCGCCTCGTTGCGGCTGAAGCCGCCTGCCTCACGCAGGTAGTCTTCGATTTCGGATAGGCTTTCGATTTCTTCGAGCGACTTGATGCCGGTGACGCGGGCCTTGCCGTTAGCTGGGCGGGTGACCAGCGAGACTTCCACCAGGTCAATACGCTTGAGTCGGCGCTTAGGCTCGTCCGCATTGCTGCGCGGTACGGATTCCTTGGCGATGTAGCCGATACTCATGCCGTCAATGGCTGGGCGTGGCGACATCTTCATCAATGCGTACATTTCGCGGCCGCGCGGGGTATCGGCGAGCTGGCCGGATACTTTCAGGCCGACGCCATCCTCCGAAAAGTCAGTCCATACGCCAATCGGTGTCATGTCTGCGGCCGTGAATTGCATGCCGCCATGCTGTGAGAGCATTGCCGGCCACGGCTGGCGCCCGGCCTTTACGTCAGAAAGGAAAGAGGCGAAGGCGCCGGGGTCGATCACATCGCCGCATGAATCCACGTTGCCGAACACCGCGCCGTAACCTGTGAAGGTCATGGCATCTGCGCCGGTGTCGGCGCCAGAAAACTTCAATTCAACGAGGCCGCAATTAAAGCGATCCATGTTCATGCTCCTTGCGGCACTTCGGCAGGCGCCGCGCCGGTGATGTTTTGGGGAATGCGCAAGATGTCCGATGCCGGGTCTTTGTCTGCGTCAAGGTCCAACTTACTGCGGACCTCATTGGCCGTCATTGCGCCGCCGTTAAGATACCCAAGCAAAACCTCCTTGGTTTCGACCATTGACCCGCGCAGCCAGCCTTCTTCAACGAAATTGGCATACAGGCCGGCCGCGCGGTCTTTGTCAGTCAGCAAGTTGGCATCAATCGACTGTTCAAGCCGCTGATACCAAGGTGCGAGCGTGCTTTTGTAGTGAGCCTGAAACATCGCCGTAGCGCTGGCGTACGTCGATGCCTTGTCGGAATGCCCAATAATTACCGGCATGACGTTAAAGTAGCGGCAGATTTCCTCGATCTGGAAGCGGCGCATTTCCAGCGTCTGCGCGTCGATGCCGGTCATCTGCGTTGATACCCAGCTCGCGCCGCGATCCATGACCAGCGCTTTTCCAGTGTTTTCTGCGCCGCCGATGTGCGAATTGATCCAGGTCGAGAGCGTTTTGTACTGATCATCCTTGAGCGTGCCGTCGATCGAATAAATACCGCTCGGGCGCACGCCGTTTTTGTGCAGGGCGCCGGTGGCTTCTTCGGTCGCCATTGCCAGCCCGATCGCTTCGCGGGCGAGCTTGACCGGCTCCAGGCCATGCCACGAATTCCACGACGGCCCGCGCACATGCCAGATCGACTCGGCAGGGAACGTCTGCTTTGATCCGTCCTCGGCAGTGACGACGTAGGTCAGCGTTCCATCCGTATCACGAACGACCTTGACTGCACCCGGCTGAAACGGGAACAGCTCGATTATCTGGCTGCCGATGCGATTGATGAACGAGAAGTGATTGCCGGTGAGGACAACATGCCACGCCAGCATTTCCCGGTACTCGAAGCTGGTCTGCCAGCGATTCGGGCGAAACGAAAGGAGGTTGTATAGCCGGTGCGCCTTCTCCGGCATTCGGCGTGTGCCGTCCGCCGATTCCCGCATCAACTTGAGCGGAACCTGGGCAATACCTTCGCCAATGACTCGGCAGCAGGCGAATACGGTAGATACTTCAATGGCCGTGCTGACATTCACCGTCTTGCCGGTTGATGTCATCCGACTGCCGTATATCTGCTTGAACAGGTCGAGCGTCGAGCCTGACTTGGTGGCAACGGCGGACGCCAGAATGCCCATCAGGCAGCGTTCGCCAGCTTGACGCCAGCGACGAGAATAAGAAATCCGCCCACAATGTACCCTGCGGGCGGAAACACCAGCCACGCGCCGAATGAGATCGACGCTGATCCGGTGACAAGGAGTAGGTCAGGTAATACTTTTTGCAGCATTCGCGGCGTCTCCCGACGTTAAACGAATTCAAGACTTATTTTAACTATTCCCCATTTTTTGCAATGGGAATTTTTACAACTATTCCCAAAACGATTTACCGCTTGACTCTGGATTCAGCGACATCAGCGAAACCGCATTGAATGCGGCCATCAGCGGGTCAATCTTGGCGAAGCCGCTGGCTTGCTTTGTGATCAGGATCGAGTTGGCGCGCGGCTCAACCTTAGCATTGCCGACGCACCATGCCATCAGCGGCTGTCCGCTGTGTATCAGCGTGCCTTCAGCAAGCCGGCGTTCAAGCGTCTTGATTGACCCGCCGAGGCGCCAGCCTTGCGACACACCGACGACTTTTTCTTGCGGGACGCCTGCAGCAACGAGAGCGTCAAGAATTGCTCCAATACCTGCCGGATCGACGCCGATCTTGTCGAGTCGGCCTGACGACTCTATCTCGACGACAATACCGACAGCCTCCTGCACGTCATTTCCGATGCGACTGACAAGCGACAAATCTCCCTGTGCCGCGAAGTCGCGGAAGCGATCCGCTTCGGATTTGCGCCGCTCAAGCACGGACGGATGCGCCCAGGCTCGGCACCACAGCAGCCACTCCCGCGTTTCAGGATCGCGCCCGAGCACAGCAAGCCCAAGAAGGTCATCCAGCCCGCCGCCGTCTATGCCGACATCGATCACGTCGCAACGGTCAAGCAACGCTGATAGTGTTATTTCGTCGCGGGATTGTACCTGCCAGTAATCTGCGCCGGCCCATCGGTCAGAGCGCAGAGATAGACCAATCTCTACGTTCAAATGTTTCGCGAAAAATCCTATCAGCGCTTCTTCTCCAGCCTCGCTTGCCTGCTTGTGCAGATGGTCCAAGCGTTCGGAATCAACGGATGCGCCGAAGTTTGGATTTGTTACGTACCAGTTTTTCGATTTCCGATACTCCCGCGATTCAAGCATTTCCTTCGGGAATTCGTACAGGACCGGGACGAACTTCGGATCGTCAATCCGCCCATCGCGCACGCCGCGCGCGTATTGTAATTTCTGCTTGAACACGCCAGCCGGCGCCTCGTTGCTCATCGTCGTCAGCGAGATGACGAAACCCTCCGGGCGCGAGGTCAGACCGCCCGTCGCTTCGCGCATCATGTCGTCGGCGTTTAAGCGCTTGCCGAATAACCACAGCTCGTCAAAAAGCACGCCGGTAAACTTCTTCCCGCCGACTGTTTCATTCTCAGCTGCGATCACCTTCAGCGTGGCGCTGCTTGTGCGGTGCGTGATGGTGCGGATGTGGTCTTGTACTTGAAAGATGTCCGAAAGCTCTTCGTCCTTGCGGATCATGTCGCGGGCCGGGAGATAGGAGTTGTTTGCAACTTCGATGGTCGGCGCCAAAATCCCATACTCGGCAGAGTCGCGCCAGTTGCGCAGCAGGGCGGTCAGCATGATACCGGCCGCTAGCCCTGACTTGAAATTCTTCTTTGCGACGGATAGCAGCCATTCGGACACCTCGCGCCGGCCTGTCTCCTCGTTGTAGGCGCCGAAGACACTGGAAACGAAATCGAAAATCCACGGCTTGCAAGCCTCGCCCATCGTCGGGCAGCCAGGCGCATCGGCGACGCGAAGCATTTTGAACACTTC